GGTCCCGCTGGGCCTCGTGGCGCACGCGGACCCGCAGGCGGCGCGCCTGTCCTTGTCAATCCCGAGTTTGAAACGCTGGCGGTGCGCGGCAAGACCACGATCAAGGGCGACCTTCAGGTAGACGGCGACTTCACGCTCGGCGACGATGTGGTGATCGCGGACACACTGACGGTGCAAGGCGCGACCGGGCTGAATGACACGCTCACGGTGCAAGGCGCGACACGCATCGATGACACGACCGCAAGCACCAGCACGACGAGCGGCGCGCTGCGCGTGGCTGGCGGTGTCGGCGTGGCAGGAGCGGTGAATGTTGGCGGTGGCATGACCGTCACGCCGAACGCGAATGCGCCGACGAGCAACGTGACCATCGGGCCGAGCGCAGGCGTTGCGCTTCAGTCAGGCGCGCTTCGCAATGTGCTGATCGGATCATCAAGCGGCGATGCCATGACCACGGCAGATGACTGCATCGCGATTGGATCGAATGCGCTTGGGGCAAATCAGACAGCATCCTTCAGTGTCGCAATCGGAACCGATGCGCTGTCGCTGGCTACTGGCACCGCAAACACGGCCATCGGGTATACGGCGCTTCGGGATACGGTTGGCGGCACTGCAAATGTGGCCGTCGGATCATCTGCCCTTCAGGCAAACACCGGGATTGAGAATGTCGCTGTCGGAACGACTGCGATGGTGTTCAAGGCGGCAGGTGACGGCAATGTGGCAATCGGGCAGAATGCGGGTAGGTGGGTCGGTGCGTTCCCTAGCACGACTGCAAACGCAACGTCTGGCAATTCTGTATTCATTGGCTTGGCATCGCGTGCGGCGGCTGACAACGAGACGAACCAAGTGGTCATTGCCGGAAGCAACGGACTTGGCAATGGCTCCAACACCACGACGATCGGCAACAGCAGCACGACGGGTACGTTCATCCCCGGCGGCAACCTCACGCTCTCCAACGGCAACCTGATCCTCGGGACGAGCGGCAACGGCATCTCATTCGCGGCGACAAGCGACGGATCTAGCGCAGCAGTTGCGGCTATTGGAGTTGTCACCCGAACAGCGACCAACGTCAGCGACGGCGACACGATAACAGTCGGATCGCAGGTGTATACGTTCAAGACCGCGCTGACGCCTGCGGACTACGAAGTGCTGATCGGCGCGGATTCGACCGCATCGCTTCTCAATCTCCAGCGCGCAATCAACAACAGCGGAGGCACGCCGGGAACCGACTATCAGGTTCCTGCGGCAAACACCAGCGCAACCGCATATGCGATTGACGGCACTGAAATGCTGCTTCGTGCACTTACCGCAGGCACGGCAGGAAACAGCATTGCGCTTGAGGAGACATCGGCGCAACTGTCTCGCACGGCATTCTCCGGAGGCAGCAACGCAACAACACCTGCAAGCGAGATACTGTCCGATTATGAGGAGGGATCGTGGACTCCAGTGTTGACTGATGGAACCAACTACGCACGACCAGCGGCAACTAATAGCGGACGCTACACGCGAATTGGAAACAGGGTGTTTGTCCAGTGCTACTGCGACCCGTTTGGGTTCAGTGGCGCAGGACTGACTGGCAATCTTCGCGTGGACGGCTTGCCATTTGTGCAGCAAGCATCAGTCGGAATTGCCAGCGGAATTGCTGTCGCCGAATCAATGACAATTACGGCAGGACAGACAGTGTGCTGGTTCGGAACCGCAAACACACGATATTTCAGGCTGTTCCTTTACGATTCTACTGCTGGCGTAACCGCGCTGACTTCAGCAGAGGGGAAGACTGGCCGCTACGGAATCACTGGTTCTTATCAGGTCGCCTAGTACCAGCATCAGATGATGCTGGTGGACACAACAGGAGCAACACATGCTTACCAAGATCACCGTCGTTGACAAGACCGAGGTTCTAGAGAACGGATGCGTTCAGGTGCGCACCGCAACTCGCATCATGGAGGACGGGCAGGTTCTGTCACAGTCCTTCCATCGTCATGTCGTGGCCCCCGGCGATGACTACAGCGGCGAGGATGCCAAGGTGCAGGCGATCTGCGCTGCCGTGCATACGCCCGAGGTGGTGGCTGCGTATCAGGAGGCGCAAGCCGCTCCCTGATGTGCAGCCGCGAGCGCATCATCCTGCGTGCGGCGAAGGCGCTGGCGCGCTCGCCTGCGGCGCGGTGCATCGACCCTGACGCCGAGATGCCGTGGCTTCCGTTCACGGCGGACGGGCAGCGCATCAGGACGAAGGCGCTGGACGAGCCGCTGCGCGATGTGGAGGCGCGGGCGCTCCAGGCGTACATGAGGGAACTGGGCATTGCCGTGCAGTTGCCAGCCGACGAGGCGCGCAGCATCGTGGAGGAATGGACAGGCACGCAGGCTGACCTGAAGCGCCGGGTCCGCGAGCGCATGGACGCCATGCGCGCAGACCTTGCCAAGGAGGTGCAGGCGATCTCCCAGCCCTACGCACAGACGATGGCCGACGCAGGCGCACGCGCAGCCCTTGAGGCGCTGCCGCAGCGCCTGCCAGTGGTTCAGGAGATGGTTGCCTTCGGTGACGCCAATCCGCTCGCCGTGCGCGCTGCGCAGAACAGCGCCACACGGCTTGCCACCAGCGTGTCGGAGGATGTCGCCAACCGAATCAGCGCCATCGTGGCTGACGGCGTGGATGCTGGGCTGACCACCGACGAGATTGCAGACCAGATCGCAGCCGCTGGCGGCATGTCGCCAGAGCGCGCACAGATGATTGCCAGGACCGAGAGCGCCTACGCCTACACCGAGGGCCGGATTGAGGCATGGAAGGACACGGGCGTGGTGCAGGGCAAGCGTTGGCTCCTGTCGCCGGACGCATGCGAGTTCTGCGAGGCTGCCGCACGCGAGTACGGGCAGAAGACGATCCCGCTAGACCAGCCGTTCTACGTCATCCCGCACACGCTGACAGGCACGCGGGGAGGCACGATGCGACTGACCTACCGTAATGTGGACGGGCCGCCGCTGCACCCCAACTGCCGCTGCGACACCATCGCCACCATTGACCCGCAGGTACTGGAATGAACAGCAAGCACCTACAGGCATCCATCCGCAAGGCAGCAGGCAAGCCGTCCACGTTCGTGGCGACGATCACCACCGACAGCGTGGACCGCGACGGCGAGGTGGTCGTGCCGAGCGGCATGCACAGCCGCGACTACGAGCGCAACCCCGTGCTGCTGTACGAGCATGACGTCCAGAAGCCAATCGGGAAGATGCTGAAGATGGCGCGCAAGGAACGCAGCATCGAAGCCGAGTTTGCCTTGGCTCCCCGTCCGGCAAACCACGAAGGCGAGTGGTTCCCAGACACCGTCGCCAGCCTGATGGAGTTCGGCGCGCTCAACACCATGTCCATCGGCTTCATGGGGACCGAGGCGCGTCCGGCCAGCAAGGCTGACATGGAGAAGTACGGCAGCGGATGCAGGCGGGTGTACGGCAAGTGGAAACTGCTGGAGGTCAGCGTGGTCAGCATCCCAGCCAATCAGGACGCCATCGTGACGGCTGTCCGCAAGGGGCTGGTCAGCGCCGATGCCGTCAAGGGATTCGGCGTCAATTTCGTGCCGGACGCGAAGCCTGCCGCAGCGCCCAAGCCTGCGCCAGCGGCCAAGGCAGTGGAGCGCCCGTACCGCTACCGCATCAATGTGGTCGTGCCTCCAGTGGGAACGCTTCAGGCCAAGACCATCGTCCGTGACGAGATCCTGCGCGCACGCGGCAGCATCTACGCGGACTGAACCCGCAGACTCTCTCCTTTCGGCGCAGCCGCCTACGGGCGGCTCGCGCTGCTTTCTGCCTGCCTAGTGTTGTGCTATCGGTTGGTCGGGCTGGTGGCTAACGCCGAACAGATGACCTGCGCCGCACGTTTCATCCCAGACACCAACACCCCCATTTAGGGAGCATTTCCAATGAAGAAGGTCACCGTTGAGGAGTTGCAGAAGAACCTGCAAGCCCTCGCAAATCAGAAGGGCGCTGCTGGCTACGCAAAGGCCAAGGCGCTGTACATGCAGGACGTCATGGTCGTGGACATGGACGGCAACCCCGTCGAGGACGTCGATGTGACGATCAGCCTGCCCCAGGCAGAGATCGAGACTGACGAGATGGACGGCGAGGACAAGCCCAAGGAGGACATGGGCAAGAGCATCGCAGCGGAGGTCCGCGCAGCCATCCAGGCAGAGCGCAAGTCCGTCAAGCCATCGTCCAAGGCGTCCGTCAAGGTCGAGTCCCCCAAGGTCTACGGTCGGCTCCGTGGCCTCAAGTGCGTGGACGAGGCGTACCGCTTCGGCCGCTGGGCGCTCGCCTGCATGGGTTCGACCAAGTCGGCCCAGTGGTGCGCGGATCACGACATCCTCGTGACCAAGGGCCACACCGAGAACGTCAACAGCGCAGGCGGCTACCTCGTCCCCGACGAGTTTGAGAACAGCCTCATCACGCTGCGTGACACATTCGGCGTGTTCCGCCAGAACGCACGCATCGTGCCGATGTCCAGCGACGTCAAGCGCATGCCGCGCCGCAACGGCACAGTTACCGCCTACTTCGTCGGCGAGGCTTCGGCCGGAACGCAGTCCCAGCAGCAGTTCGACCAGATCAATCTTGTTGCGAAGAAGTTGATGGTTCTTTCGAAGATTTCGTCGGAACTCAACGAGGACAATGTTGTGAGCCTCGGCGACGAACTGGCTTCGGAAATTGCCTACGCCTTCGCCAAGAAGGAGGACGAGTGTGGGTTCCTCGGGGACGGCACTTCGACCTATGGCGGCATTATCGGTCTGGCAAACGCCATCGCCGCTGGTGGAACCGTCAGCCATGCGTCGGACACCGTCCTTGCCAACGTCACCCTGGGCGAGTGCCGCCAGGTCGTGGGCAAACTCGCGCAGTGGGCAGACACGCCGAACACCAAGTGGTACATCAACCGTGCCATCTGGAACAATGTGTTCCTCCGCCTGTCGGAGGCCGCTGGCGGCGTCACCGCGAATGAGATCCGCAATGAGGAGGGCGGCCTTTCGTTCTTCGGCTACCCGGTCGTGCTGTCGCAGGCCATCGCTGCGCCCAGCAATGACGGCGACCCGCTCGCCTACTTCGGCGACCTGTCGCTGGCCGCATACCTGGGCGACCGCCGCTCGACCACCGTGGAGTTCAGCAACGCTGCGCTCAACGCGTTCGAGCAGGACGAACTGGTGGTGCGCGGAACCCAGCGTTTCGACATCAACTGCGGCAACTGCGGCGACGCGACTGTGGCCGGAGCGATGATCAAGTTCACCCTCTGATCCTGAAGGGATACACACCCATGCAATACTCACAGTCAGTCAAGACCCTCACGCTTGCCCCGGCGAGCGTCACCAACGGCGGCACGGCTTCGATGATCATCGATACCCGTGGCTTCGCCGAGGCGCGCATCTGCGTGAACAGCGGCACGTCCAACACGGCCACCAACAACTTCAGCGTCCTGAAGATCGAGCAGGGCGACACCACCAGCGCGTTCAGCGACCTGACCGGGTACGTCGGAGATGCATCCGGCTCCTGGTCGATCCCGAACGCGGTGACGGACGCCACGGCTTGCCAGCCGCTGGTTTTCAACGTGGACCTGCTCGGCAAGAAGCGCTTCCTGCGCGTGTCTGCCAGCCCCGTCACCACGGTGCTGGTCGGCATGCAGGCAGACCTGTTCCGCGCACGCATCAGCCCAGACTCCAAGGCGGAGTCGGTGGCGGCTGTCGGCGCGAGCGGCGTCAACGTGGACGGCAACACTGCCGCCCTCGTCGTGACCCCAGAGGGCGCGCTGTCCTGATCCCCCGCCTGACTTCGGTCAGGCACAGTGCGCAAGACGCACACCCCGCGAGCAGGGGCGGCCTACGGGCCGCCCCTGTTCATTTGGGTGGTATCGTCCGCGCATGCTCAAACTCGACCTGGGATGCGGAAACGTGCGGCTGCCTGGATACGTTCAGGTTGACGCTTCGCTTGGACACGACGTACGCGCACTGCCGTTTGCGGATGGCACCGCTGACGAGATCCGCGCCAGCCATGTGCTGGAACACATCTCGCACGCGGAAGTGCCTGCGGTGCTTGCCCACTGGGCGCGTGTGCTGAAGCCCGGTGCGTGGCTAAAGGTCGCAGTCCCGGACTTCGACAAGATCGTGGACTGGTACAAGGAAGGGCGCGGCAGCGAGATCCCGTTGGAGGGATACCTGATGGGCGGGCAGGTGGACCACCACGACGCGCACCGCTCGATCTACCAGGAGCAGAAACTGAAGGGACTGCTTGAGGCCGCAGGGCTTGAGGATGTCTGCACATGGGAAGGCGACGCCGATGACTGCTCGCGCCATCCAGTCACGCTCAACCTCAAGGCGCGCAAGCCTCACGCATCCATCCCGCTTGAACTGCCTGACTACTCTGACATGTGGCTGGTGCAGACCACGCCGCGCCTGATGTTCAGCGACCACATGTACTGCACGGCGGTGGCGACGAAGGCGCTTGGCATCAACCTGACGCGCTACAGCGGCGTGTTCTGGACGCAGGGCATGGACCGCGTCCTGTCGCAGACGCTAGACAACGAAAAGGTGAAGTGGATCGTGACCACCGACTACGACACCGTGTGGGAGGCACGCGACCTGATCCAGATGCGCGACATCGCCGAGCGCAACGATCTGGACATCCTCGCCCCGCTACAGGCTGGGCGCGAGCGCACATCGCCGCTGCTGACGATCAAGGACGAGAAGGGCGGCCTGAAGGCTGGCATCGTGTCCAGCGAGTTGCAGCGCGACTGCATCCAGGTGGCGACCGCGCATTTCGGGCTGACGATGATCCGCCGCGAGGCGCTGAAGAAACTGGAGCGGCCTTGGTTCGTCGGAGTGCCTGCGCCGGACGGCGGATGGGGCGAGGGACGGGTAGACGATGACATCTGGTTCTGGAAGCAGTGGGAGAAGGCTGGGCTGAAGGCGTGGATCACGCCAAAGGTCTGCGTAGGCCACGCGGAACTGGTGGTGGCGTGGATTGACAAGGATCTACAGCGGCAGTGGCAGTCCACCAGCCACTACTACGCGCAGGGCAAACCGTGGTACTCGCGCTAGGGCATACGATTGGGTCATGGCAGTCGGACCCTACGCGCTGACGTCGCTCGCCAACCTGAAGGCTTGGCTGGGCATCACGACCTCGACCGACGATGCGCTGCTTGAGGCTGCCATTGACAGGGCAACCAGCCGCATTGAGTCCTACCTTGAGCGGAACATCCTGGAGCGTTCCTACGCGGAGTGGCGCAGCGGCGCGAACGTGGACACGATCCGGCTCTACCAGTGGCCCGTATCGCAGGTCACCAACGTGTTCAGCGGCGCGTACGCATCGCTGGTCGTGACCAGCACCGACGCGACCGACATCCGAGCCAGCATCGCCATCAACCAGGAGGGACCGACCCCGGCAGCCGTGCTGACGCGCACAACCGCCGCAGGCACGACCACCACAACCAGCCTTGCATTCAGCACCTACCCAACCACGGCTGCGCTAGGGGCTGCAATCGGGTCTACAGCGGGCTTCGCATGCTCGCTAGGCAAGAACATGCGTTCCGCGCAGTTGCGGCCACGCGCAGGGGCAGACGCGATCCTTGCCACCGTGACGCTGTACGGAGCGGACATTCCTAGCGAGTACACCTACGACTACGCCACTGGCAGGCTCGCCATCGACCGTTCGTGGTTCGCGTACTGGCCGCTGGACAAGGGCGTGATGCCATCGCCGATGAAGTCCGTGCTGATTGAGTACACCGCCGGATACGCGACCGTGCCGGAGGATGTCGAGCAGGCATGCATTGAAGTGGCGTCCATGCTCTACCGCGACCGCCGCAGGGACGGCAACCTGACGTCGGAGGGTCTGGGCGACTACTCGTACACCCGCGCTGCCGCGTCGGAGATGAATGCGCGTCTTGACACGCTGCTTGCGCGCTGGAAGGACATCGCGTGAGCGTGGACAGCATGATCGCGCAGTGGGGCGTGGCGGCAAGCACGCGCAGGCCCACCACCACGCGGGACGCCACGGGCAGCATCATCAACACCTACACGACGGCGCTGTCTGCGGTCACGGTGTACTTGCAGCAGGGCGGCGGCACGGAATCTGACATGATGGGCGCGCAGCGGAACACGCTGACGGCCACGGGCTACTGCACGCTCGGGCTGGACATCAGGCCTCAAGACAGGCTGTTCGTGGGGACCACCTTCTGGGACATCCAGGAAGTGCGCACGCCGGACGAGCGGACCTACATCGACGGCCTCGCGCATATGCGCCTGTCGCTCACGCGCACGCTGCCGCTGTAGCCATGCCTGCGCGCCACAACTTCAACGCGAACCGGATCACGCGGCAGGTCACCGCCGCTGCGAGCCAGGGCGCGCTGGAAGTGCTGGTGCAGACGCAGACGGAGATACAGCAGATGCTGTCCAAGCAGGGAACGGGCAAGATCTACGCCAAGACCGCAGGCGCGGCGCGTCGGCTCGACCAGTTCATCGGGCAGGACGTCGGGCTGCGCAAGGACGAGCGCGAGCGCATGTCCACGGCGCGGCGGCTGCACGCGGCGTTCAAGGGACGCGGACAGGTCCGCACGCGGGACGTGATTGGGGAGGAAGCGGCGGCGCGCCAGAAGGGCCAGCGGCAGTGGCTGGCGCAGCGCCGGGGCGTGACCCTGACCGACGCGCAGATACAGGGCTTGCTGACCAAGCGGGGCAAGGGCGGCGGCTCCTACGCCAACCTCGGCGAGATAGGGCTGCACAGGGCATCCGCGCCCGGACAGCCTCCAGCGGTGCGCACGGGCCGCCTGCGGCGCTCTGTGCAGATGGCTAGGCCGCGCAAGGTCAACAAGGGGCCGCTACAGGGCTGGGGCATCGGCATCAAGTTGCTGTACGCGCTGTGGCTGGAGGAAGGCACGGAGCGCATGAAGGCGCGTCCGTACGTCGCCCCGTCGCTGGAACTGATGAAGCCCATCGCGCCCAAGGTCATCGCCAACCGCATACGATTGGCAGGCTTCCCAGCGCAATGAAGGACGTAGTAGACGCCATCTATGACAGGCTCGGCAGCAGCACGGGCGGCGGATCATTCCATGCCCTGCTGGACGGTCGCTACTACCACATGGAAGCGCCCCAGAACATCCAGTTTCCGCACTGCGTGTACGCGCTCGACCCGGTGGACAACGCCAACCAGTACGGCGGCTCGCGCATCCTTACGGGGGCGATCACGTTCGACATCTACTGCGAGGCGCGCCTGGGCGCGGCTGCGGCAATGGACATCGAAGAGGCGCTGTTCACGCTGCTGGACCAGCAGGAACTGGCCGGGGTCGGCAGCACCTACGGCATCACCTCGCTGCAATGCCTGGTCCGTGGCGTACCATCTGTCAGTGACGAGTTCATCGTCATCACCACCACCTACAGCATCTTTACGACAAGGATCGCCTAATGGCAGCACTGAACGGCAATACGGGCAACGTGAGCGGCAACGGCATCGTGGCGAGCCTGAACACCTGGAGCGCGACCATCAGCCGCGCATCCTCGGATGTCACGGAGTTCACCGACGCCGGACGCAAGCGCCTGCTGGGCGTGTATGACCTGACGGGCAGCGCAGGCGGCGTGATCGACACGAAGGCAGGCTTCGCCAACACGACGCTGGGCGAACTGGTCTGCCACACAGCCGTCACGGGCAGCACCATCACCCTGGCTGCGCGAAGCAATGCCAGCGGAACCAATCACATCGTGTTCAACGGCATCTGCGATTCGGTCGCGCTGGCAAGCAGCAAGTCCGGTGATGCCACCATTACCTTCAATTTCAGCCTCTCCCACACGAACGGGACCAACAGCCCGTTCACCATCGTCTGGGCGGTGTGATGGTCAGCATGAACCGGGACGCCACCGTGGTGGGGCTACCGATTCCAGGCTGCCCCGTTGAGGCTGTGACCACCGAAACGGACTGGGTGGTGACCGGGTCCAACGAAGGCAAGCCATTCAAGGCGTACGTCAGCAACCACGCCAGCAAGGACGAGGCCATACGCTACGTCGCGCTCGCGCTGCGCCTGTCGCCGCTGACGCTCGACTGGATCAGCGCCCACCGCCGCAAGGATGTGGAGATGTGCGTGCGCGTGGACGGGGACTGGTTACGATCACGGACACTATGAAAGCACCCGTGACCATCGGCAGCCTCACGCTGCGCTTCCTGACACTCCGCGACTGGACCGAACTGACCGCCACATGGCTTGCCGCACGGCAGCAGGAGCATGAGGCGTCCTTGCGCCGCTCCAATGCCAGCGCCACGGAAATGGCGATGGCTGCGCAGGAATACGCCAGCAAGAAGAGCGCCTACGCGACCCTGATCGAAATGTGCAAGACCTTCGACGGCGCGCTATCCGTGCTGTCGCGCAGCGCAGAGCGGTCAGGCATCGCGGCGCAGGCGCTCGACGCCGCGCTGGAAGGCATGGACCCGGACAGCGTGTGCGTGCTTGCCATGCGCTGCTGCGGCTGGGACATCAAGCCACAGCAGGACGCCAGCCAGGGAAACCAGTAGAGCCGCCTTCCGACGAGGAATGGCGGCGCGCAGCCGCGACCATTGCGCGCTACCTGCCGGGTTTGGGCAGCCCGATGGACCTGACTCTGGACGAGATCAGGGACTGGATGGACGCGCTGAATGCGATCCTGCGCGACGAGCAGCCAGGGATGGACCCTGCTGCGGACCACCGCGCTAGAGTTGAGGCAGAGATGCGGAGGCTCCACGGATGAGTACTGCTGGCGGCGCAGCCGCCCTGACAATCGACGTCCTGACGAACCTTGCAGGGCTTGGCAGCGGACTTGCGCAGGCAGAGGCGCAGGTGTCGCAGTCTGCCACCAACATGGGCAAGAAGGTCGATGCGGCCCTCGGGCAGTCGATGGGCCAGCGCATCCTTGGCGGCCTGAAGGGCGCGCTTGGCGCGGCTGCGGTCGCTGACCTTGTCGGCAACCTCGCCAGCCGGATGAACAAGGAGTTTGGCGCGATCTTCGACCCGTTTGAGATCATGAAGGGCGGCCTTGAGGACTTCGTGCGCGGAATCCCAGTGATGGGTCCGGCCATCATGAATGCGGCAGGCGTCTTCCAGAAGTACGGCGAGGAACTTGGGATGCGCTTCGCGGAAGGGCTGCTCAATCCGTCAGCAAGCGGACAGACCATATCGCCCCGATTCCATGCCGGGACCGAAGCAGGCTACGGCCCGATGATGTCGTACCTTGGACGGTCGCTGCTTGCCAACATCAATCCGATTGCGATGGTGGCAACAGGGATTTCAGGGACCAACCCGTTGTTGAGCGGCGAGACATTCCGCAGCCCGTTCGGCGTCCCGGTCGGCCCGAACGAGGCAATGATCAGCGGACTCCGCGACGAACTTGCCGAACTGCTGGCACGCGAGCAGATCAGGACTACGACCGATGCCCGTTCACAGATGATTGCGCAGCGCCTGCAACTTGGATACGGGCAGGTGGACACGGCATTCGGCGCGATGAAGTTTGCCGCTGGCGACCCTGCCAAGGCATCGCAGGACATCCTGAAGAGCGCGCAGGACCAACTGATGGTGCAGGAGCGCATCAGGATCATCCTTGAGACAATCGGCGCACAGATGAACGCGGGGAACTGACATGGCCGTACGCGAACTGACCAGCAGCCGGAACATCTCCTACAACGAAGGCCAGCCGACTGGCATCCGCGAGTTCCACTGCCATCCATACGCGACCGAGCAGGATGTGGTGGCGCTCATTGGCGCGCCCGGTGGCCTTCCGGGCAAGATGTTCAATTGGCCCGGTTCAACGCTGGAAGTGTTCCCGGTGCAGGGAAGCGACCTGCGCGTATTCGATCACACGATTCGCCGCGACCCGAACGTGACGCAGGCGTGGATTGTCACCGTTACTTACAGGCAGCGCGGCTACAAGGCATCAGTCCCGACGAACTTCCAGATCACGCCAAACCAGCCCGGTGCGGCGACGAGCCGATTCGATCACCTCGCCAAGTTTGAGGATACCTGGAGGCAGTGGGCAAGCACGGACGAGATTGAGTTCAACGCACGTTTGCTGGACGAGAACCAGGTGCCGCGCTATGCGCCGTTCACTCCGCAAAGCGACATCGGCGGCAAGAAGATCGACGCAGCAGGGTATCCCACTAGCGTCTTGCGGCACACGATCAAGTTCACCGTCGACATTGTGGATGACACGTTCCCCTTCTTCCCGCGAAGCCTGATCGGGTCGCGCAACAGCAAGCAGTTCCTCGGCTTTGACAAGGGTGTGCTTCTCTTCATCGGAGTCAACTCCGTTGAACTTCCCAATGGGTTCTTCAACGCCTCGTACAACTTTGAGGCGGACTGGTTCTTTCACCTGAAGCAGGTTCCCAAGCGGCAGGCCAACGGCTATGTGGTGCTTGACCTTCCGGCCAATGCCGATGATGTCACCGCAACCGGACAGGCCAAGGTCGTGTCCTACATCCAGCCGTATCCACTTGTCGCAGACTTCTACACCATCTCCCCGCGATTCGCTTCCATCAGATAGGACAGGCACATGGCTAACGAAATCTCCCTATCCGTCAACATGACCGTGGACAAGGGTTCCTTGCGCTACCAGTTCGCGCCTATCCCTGCATCCATCACGCTGCTGGGCGACGCTGCCGCAGGCGGCGTGCAACTGGTGCAGACCGCGACGGAGGCGTGCGCGCTGATCGACGTCACGACACGCGGGATGGCGAACTTCATCAACCTGTCTACAGGCACGAAGGTGGAACTTGGCTCCTACGACGGGACCAACTTCAACTCCTTCGGGGAACTGCGCGCAGGCGAGCCAGCCGCCCTGCGCCTGTCAGCCACGACGCACACCAGCCCTGTGCTGAAGGTCATTGAGCCGACCAACGGCACGGCCTACGTCCAGTGGCAGGTCTTCTCCGAGTGACGCATGACCCTCCAGAGGTTCCAGAACTTCCAGTTTGGCGCGCTTGACGCCAGTCGCCTGAATCAACTGGTGGACGCTGTCATGCGGCTGGAGCAGCGCGTGGAGCAGATGTCGCGCCCGTACGAGCCGACCAAGGACGTCATCCTGGCGCGGATCACCGGAACGGGAACGCAGGCGGCATTCGATTCCTGCCAGCGCGCAGTACGTGCCGTGTCCTACCCGTTTGAGGAGGTCGGCCTTGGCATCCAGAAGGAAGGCGCGATCAAGTCCGACACATGCATAGAGACATATGCCATCGAAGGCGGCCTATCCAACACCAACGGCGCTTTTCTGCTGATGATGGAGGCAGAGCCGTCGCTTGAGGTCGGCGCGGTCGTGAAGGCGCACTTGGCCTCTCGCTCTGACTACGCCACGGCGGTAGACAAGGGCATGGTGTACATCGCCACGCCGATTGCACCGCCGTCTGCGGTCGTGACCGGGATCGTGGTCGGTGGACCCGGTGCAGGGTCGGAATACACCGTGCGCATCGACGGGACAGGCGACCGCATCAGCGTGCAGAACCTGTACGAGTCGGAGGTGTACTACGGCGCGCTGGACGAGCAGCCAGAGTGCGCGTCGCTGTCGCCGCTTCCGATCCCTGACGGCAGCCGCATCTGGGCGTTTCGCTACCGCACGGAGTGGTACACGTGCGTCCCGACGCCGTTCAGCGTGACCTGCCTATGCAACGATGACACGACAGGACCGGGCGCTGCGCGTGCGCTCGCTTCGATTGAGAGCAAGGCGGCAAGCGCGATGCTTGGCATTGCGGAAAGGCTCATGTGATGCAGTCCAAGTTGCTGTACATCGGCAGTCCTACAACGGCAGTCGAGCCGATCATTCAGATCACCAACGGCGGCAAGGCGATCATCACCAGCATCCGCATTTGCGCGCCGACCAACAACAACGGCTCGTACGAGATTCACCACCTGCGCTACGGCGACACGGCAGTGACTACCGCAAACGCAATCGCATACAACGTGGCTATCACCAGCAAGCATGTTGCGGAGTTTCTGACGCACCCGCTGCCACTCTCCCCTGGCGAGTCGCTTTGGGTCAGCGGCGACGATGTCACGATTGCGGTCTACGGGATCGAACTGTGAGCGGAGCGCAGGCCGCTGCGCTTGCGGCAGGATGCTGCTGCACGGCTGGCGGCGACGGCGGCGGCGGCGCAGGCGACTGTCCGCAGATCGGCAACACGCAGGCACGGACACCTGCCGACAGCGTCATCGACACCGTCAGCGTATCGCTGTCCCTGACGTCCGTGGTCGTGGCGACCAACGTAGGCAACTCGCTTGGCAACTCATGCGAGGTCGAGCCAGCGCAGACCTACCCAGAGCAGGCGCTGGCATCTGTCGGCGGAGGCAGCCTCCAGTGGACTGGCGCGGACTGGTCCGGCTGCGGCAGCGGTGGCGCGAGCGTGACGCCGCTCCAGCACGGGATCACGCGGCGCATCTGCGGCGGCAGCATCTGCCCATGCACTGGCAATTCGCCTGGATGCTGGCAGGTTCCGTGCTGCGGCGACATCCACACGGTCCCAAGGCTGCACGCGGTCCCGTTCGGGTTCGTGTCGTACAACCAGTCGGAAGTCATCGTGCCTGCGTCGGTGGCATGCCCAGCCTGCTGCGGTGGCGCAGCCGTGATCGACACGGGCGGCAATGTGGCGTCATGGGAGGCCCGTGCATCGTTCGTGATCCGCTACGGCTGCATCCACCTGCCGGACTGGGAGGTGGCGCGCCCATGCAACTGCCCAGCGTCCGACTTCGCCACGGAGTACGGGTATCACCTGCTGGTCCGCGTGCAGATATTCAGCGCAGGCGTGCTTGCGAACAATCCGCAGGCATGCGCACCCACTGCCATCATCCAGTCACCAAACAGCGCCGTCTACGGGCAGCATGTGGCGTGGTACAGCAAGCCATGCTGCAACGCCTCCGACAGCGTGCGAGGGACGTACACCCTGATGCATGCGGCATCGTCCAGCGGGACCGCCGGACTGCCTGCTTACTCATGGACCACCACGCGGTCGGCCACCGCTCAGGTATCGTGAGCGCATGAGCCAGTCGCCGCTGATGCTTGGCGCGCACGCCTGCGGGGACATGCCGCTGACGGTCATCAACTGCCGCCGCTGGAGGGCAAGGGACTGCAAGGCGACCTGCGCGGCGCGCCCGTCCGGCCCGACCGTGCTTCAGTGCGCGGAATGCCCTGTGCGCCTGCCCATCGTCGGCGGGGCGAGGCTGCGCGGCATGGGCGACCTGGTCGCGTGGCTGGTGTTCCTGGTGTTCCTGCGCAGGCTCGACATCGCGGAGCGCGTGGGCGCATGGGCTGCGCGCAAGGCTCCGGCAGCGCCAGCATCCGGCAGGCGCAAGGGCTGCGGCTGCAAGGAACGGCAGGACGCGCTGAACCGCGCCATACCATTCAAGACCAATGGCGATTGACTACACCAGCACCACGGGTTCGCTCCAGGTCCGGCTCGGCAAGATCATCAGCACGGGCAAGGATCTGCGCAGCCAGCAGGGCAGCACGCTGACCAACATCCAGGAGATCGGCGCGCAGTACACCGCCACGACCATCGACAAGGCCGAATGGGTCGGGACGCTGCTGACGCGGGACAGCGAGCGCATCGTTGACCAGATGGCGCGCCCGCTCCAAGAGAACGTCCGCGAGGCGGTGGAGAAGACCGTGCTTCAGACGGTCAACACTGGCCTGCGTGAGGTTCCCGACCTTGACACGGCGCTGCGCGTGCTTGCGGTGGACATGATCGCGCAGAGCCAGTCGATTGCCACGACCAACATCAGCGCTAGCGCGGTGACGAACACGGCAGGCGGAAGCGGCACGATCATCCTTGCGACAGACGGCAAGTTCGTGTACGGCGGCGCGAAGTACGCGACCAAGCAGGGCGTCAACCAGAACATCCTGCCGGAGACAATCAACGCACGCTGCATCCGCGATGCGCGTGACGGCGGCCTGCTGCGCGGCAATGAGCAGTGGCAGGTGGAAGGGCAGAGCGCGGTGGACAGGCTGGACAGGCGCTGGCAGGACGGGACGAGCGGCTACGGGTCCGGCGCTGTGCTGGCGCTCAACTCGACCTGCGGCGATGTCGAGGCGTCGCGCACGCGAGGGCAGAACATGCTGTCAAATTCCGGCTTTGAGCGCGACGATGGGACGTTCGCGCTGGACTGGCAGATTGCCACAGGCACGGCAGGAACCAGCCTTGTCCTGGACAAGGTCGCGGCACGCGGCGTCAACTCCATTGGCTTCGTCGGCAACAGCAGCCTGCTTCACAGCATCTACGAAATCATGGGCAATGGCCCAAGACCCAACCTGAAGACGAATACCGTGTATGCGATCAGCGCCTACCTGCGCGGCGACGGCGGCACGGTCAATACTGGGACGATTCGCCTTGGCCTGCGTGACAGCAGCAATGCCGAGATCAGCGGCTGTGCGATCACGCGAAACATGGCAGGCGTCGGCCTGTCCGTGCCGGACTCGTCGTGGACGCGCATCACCGGATCGTTCACGACTCCGCTTACGCTGGGAGCCGACACGCGCTTTGCCATCAACTTCACGGTGGCGCTTGGCGCACAGACGCTGCTGGTGGACGAGGTCGTATTGGCAGAAGTTGTCCCGCTCTACAGTGGGGGCATTGGCGTGGCGGTGGTCGCTGGCACGGCGGACTGGGAACTTGATGACCGGATGGCCGCGTCCGTCGCCAAGACCGCAGCAGAGTGGCAGGTGGAACTGGACCGCTACCTGAACCTCGCCGGACGGGATATCCAGTTGCCCACCAGCACCTCGCCGACCTTCGCGGCCACGCATATCGGCTAGTCCGACCCCCTCTGGGAGGCTGGAAACGGGGTCGGAAGGAATTTTCTGCTATTTGTGGTAGACAAGGGGTAGAATTGCCGTATAGTACCTACATGAGCAACAGCAACCCAATCGTGACCCGCCGCAGCAAGATCTACCGCACCGCCCTCGCCAACTACGAGTGCGCCTGCAAGAGGCGCGATCACGCGGAGGCGGCTGCCTACTTCGCCCGCACCGACGAGGCTGCCAAGAACCTCTCCGTGTGGGAGGCCAACTGCGCCAAGGCGCGTGCGCAACTGCGCGAGATCGAGTCCATGATGCGCTGAACCGGAACCACCAACCCAAGGAGAGACACCATGCTTGCCGCCCTCATCGTCACGCTCACGCTCGCCGTCGCCCAGCCTGCCGACTTCAACCCGCGCCCGATCCTCGACGCCATCCGCGCCGTCGAGTCGGGATCCTGCGCCGACCCGGCCAACGCGGTCGGTGACGGTGGGAAGGCCATCGGCCCCTACCAGATTTGGGCGACCTATTGGCAGGACGCCGTGGACCATGATCCCAGCCTGGTCGCCAACGGGCAGACCTACCAGAACGTCCGGGACGCCGCATACGCCGAGCGCGTCATCCTGGCCTACTGGAGCCGCTACGCGCCGTCCTGGGACGCGCAGACGCTGGCACGTATCCACAACGGCGGCCCCAAGGGACACCGCAAGCAGGCCACGCTGGGCTACTGGGCGAAGGTCCGCGCCAAGTTGCGCTGAAGAAATCTTTCTGATTTTGTGGTAGCGCAAGGGTAGATTAGCCGTATAGTACCTACATGGAGAGCAACACGATGACCACCCAGACCCAGACCAGGACCGTGACCCAGTGGCGACGCGAGTGGCGCAGGCTGTTCAAGGCCAGCGTGAAGGCGGCGCACGCGCTTCCGGAGTACGCGGCGCTGAACCGGATGTGCGACGAGTACGAGGCCGCCAAGAAGCGCGGCGACCAGGACGCGATGGATAGCCTTGAGATCGCCATTGACAAGGCGCACGATGTGTACCGGACGGCTTCGCGCTGCCTGCCGGAGTACGCCGAGATGCAGCGCATCAACGCCATGCTGCGCGACTTCGACACCTACGGCTGCGCCGCTGGCGTCCGCGCCTGACCCGATGCGCGCCGGACCCCGATGCGGCGGGGAACGGCCTGCACCGTGCAGGACACGCAACACAAGGAGAGACACCATGCACATGCTTGCACCGGGCGCGATTGAGCGCCGACTTGAGGACACGATTATGAAGGCGCTGCACCGCCAGGAGGCGACGGAGGATCTGGAGCGCATCGGCGCTGCGCCCATCAACGATGTGTCATCGTTCCGGCACACGGAGTACAAGAACAGCGGCCACGGCTGCGTCATCCTGTTGGACAGCGGCGAGCAGTTCGCGGTGACGATCCGCAGGCTGGAGGACTGACCGATGCCGGACCCGACGAACCCATACGCGAAGATTGCAGGCGTAATCGCTGACATGCTCGCGCAGGACGCCGAACCCATCGTCAGCGGTCGCCCGATGCACCGCGCCACCATGTGCGAACTGGTGGACGCGATCCGCGACGAGGCCGTGACGCTGGGCATGCACAAGGCCCAGTACCCGTTCGATGACCGTCGCGTGGTCAGCCAGGTCGCCAAGGTCGGCGCGCTGGCCGATCACCTCAAGGAACGGATGGAGTGCGCATGAGCCAGGACATCGTCGCAGTCATCCTGCTTGCCATTGGCCTGCTGGTAGGCTTCGGCTACTGCCGCGCATTCGACAAGGGCAGGCATCGCTAGG